TATTGGAATAATATAAGAAATAATATTGTCAAAAAAATTTTAAATTAAAGTTTTATCTTTTTAACACTTGACTAATAATATTATTAATTGTTAAATCTATTCTGAATTTTTTTTGAATAGCTATTCTACCATTAGTACCATATTTTGTTATTAACTCTCTATTATCGTATAATTCAAGTAAAGCTTCTTTTAAATCTTCTTTTTCTTTTCCAATAATAATACCACAATTATTATTCGATATTGTATTTTGAAGCATAGATACAATACCCACATCTGTTGAAACCCAACATCTTCCACAAGATGATGCTTCTAATATTTGATTTGGGGTACCTTCCGCTGTACTGAAACACACGATTATATCAACTGAATAAATATAATTAGGTACTTGATTGTGAGGTATATATTCTTTCATTGAATCAAGTGGTTTGAAAACAAATTTATCCGGTAATCCATCAACTACTTCCTTTATTTCTTTAAATCTTTTAACTTTACCATTTATAGACAAATCACTATTCCCTATCCACCCAATAACTAATTTATCTTTAGTTAATATATTTTCATCATATGATTTATATTTAAATATTTTTTCGTTTACGCCATCATAACAAGTACCGTGTATATTAATACCCGGTAACGTTTTTTTTAAATTTTCTAAAATTTTTGGTGAAGCCACAAATAGCTTATTTACTCCAATTAATTTTTGTATAAATCCGATTTTATATTTTTCTCCCAATGTCCATGTGTAATTTTCATATAAAAGATAAAAAATTCTATTAATTCTATTAAATTCTTTTATTTTTTTTTTAAAATTAGTTTTCTTTAAAGGTAAAAAAAAAAATACATAATTAATATATTTTTGAAATTCAAAACTTTTATTTAAAACACTGCGTGAAAAATCATTATAGGTAAATATATCAGAAGGATATCTTTTTCTTATTTGTAATGCTATATGATGGAAAGCCCAATTTCTAACATCTATTATTAAACATAATTTATATTTTGTTTTTTTTATTTGTATCATTATTAAAATTATGATACATAAATATAAATATTTTTAAATGTATTAATTGTATTTTTCAATAATTAATGTGGGTATCAACTTATCTTTAAATTTTTCCAGTTTTTTATAACACTTGTTGATGGTTACTTCGCTAGTATTACTAGCTATTTTTACATCTTTTTTACTTACATTTAAATTACATATTTGAGATATAAAGTAAATAATTCCCGCTGCTACTGATTGTGGTGTGTTCTCCGGTATAAGTTGTTCCCTGTCTATTTTCATCGCAACAAATAGTGATAACTTTGTTAATTCTTCATTAATATTTAATCTACTACAAAATCTATTAATAAATGCTGTTGGTTTTGTATTGTGGAAAACGGTTTTTTCATCTAAATTCTTTGTGTTTTCTACAGTATTCAATATATGAACAGCATTTTTACATCCTTTTGTAGAACTAGAATTATCTAAATGAAATATCTCTGCTATTTCTTTAGCTGTTCTGGGATAATTATGTATCCTGCTTGCTAAATAAATACTTGCCGCAATTATACCGTGTCGATTACACCCCCTAAATGTTTTCATTTCAGATATCTTTTTATGTTGTTTGAGCGCCTCATCTATAATTATTTTAGGTATACCCGCTATTTTCGACATGGTTGTTATTCTCTGAAATTCATCGTATATCGCCTTTTCTTTATATGGCATAGATTGCCAATCTGTATATCTTTTAATTCTTTTCATCTGATATGATGAGTTATATCCAGCCATAATCCTACAAGCATATGACGATTCCCTTAATAGAGGATTAATGGGCATGCCACACCTTGTTGGGTCTCTAGAGTTATTATCATCGGCTCCATAATATCTCCATTCAGCACTAGTATCTAAACAATCCTTATAAATAATACCACATTTAGTATTCGAGCAAACTAAAAATTTTTCAGGTGAAATTCGTAATTGGCAGTCGCATAATTCACATTTTTCTCGCATTCCTACTCTATTTTCTTGAAAAAGTAATTCTAAATTACTTTTTTCCCCCATTTCATCTTTAAAAATATTCCATAACTGTTTTGTTTTTTTACTTTTATTTTTTCTAGATTGATTTTTTGTATTTTTATTATTATTCATTTATTATTTCATTTATTAAATTTTTTATTTTTAAATTCAATTTATATATATATTAATTTTAAGTAAAATATATATATATATTAATGGGATTAGCTCCTTCAAAATACACCGCCTATGAAGACTATAAAAAACCTTTTAAAGAAAAAAAAAAAGAACTTTTAAAAAAAATAAATGGTATAGCCGGTAAAATACTCATAGAAACTTCAAGTGAAGAAATTTTAAAATTTCTTGAACCTAAATATTGTAATTCTATTATTCAAATAGTAGAAAGAATATTAAATGTTAATTTTACAGAAAATAAAATTAAAGCTATACATTCTTTAATTAAAAATCATAAAACACTAGAACAAAATATTTTAGATTTAAATAAAATAGAAATTGGTAGAGAAGAATTAACCAAACCAAAAAAAACTTTTTGTTACGAAATTGCTTTATATTATGTCAAGTTTAGCCATTTATATTCAGCTATTTATCATGTTATCAATCCAATATTAAATAAAAAATATGTTTCCATAGAAAATATGAGTTTTTGCGGAAGAAGAGATATGAGGGACAATATTAAAGAGGATATAAGTACAGATAAATCAAATGTCAATATTACAGTTTCGAATCATTTTTGTGATATTAATAAAAAAACAAAAAAGAACGAAAAAGGTGAAATCGAAAATACATATTTAAAAAAATTAGGCGAAGAAACGGGAATCAAAGAATTAGATGATTTATATAAAGATGAATATGATCCAGTTAAAAAAAAATTCGTAATGAGTAGCGAATCAAAAAAAGAATATACGAATGCTTTATCTAAGATATATAAATCTTTCACAGGAAAAGATTTACCTGATGATATTGAATCTTTTAAAGATATACCTCTATATAGTTATGAAAAAAATAAAATGTGTAAAACAAAAGAACTTGATTTTAAAACAGGATATGTGGGTAGTTTATCACCCGGTGAAAATGACCTTATTAAATATATAAAACACATAAAAAGAATAATGCAGATAACATATGAAAATAATGAAAAATTTATTCAAATATTAGATGAAATGTTTAAAAAAACTGAAAATGGTGATGTTATTATTAATGATGAATTCACAATGGATATTTTAGATGAAAAAATAAAAGAGGTAAGAAAGTTTATTGTTTCAATGTATATTGATTGTGAAAAAAATTTCAGAAAAGGTATTACACTTTTCAAAAAAATAGTTTTAAACTCAAAGCTTAAAAAAATAATAAAAATGGAATCAGTCAAAGAAGAAAAGGTTGGGTTATCTAGAAATTCTAAATTATATAATACGGAATTTGAAAAATTACGCAATAATAAAGAATCTTCAGTAAAAAAATATACCAGTAATTTTGATAGAGAAAAAGAACAATACGTAAAAAATATAGAAGAATTATATGTGATTGATAATATTGTTAATGACAACCCAGAATTATTACAAATTCTGGGGAATGTTATTTTACACGACTTCTATTTGACTATTAAAGAAAAAAAGGCATCGTACGAAAATAATACTGGTCCGCCACCCCTTCCAACATATAACAATTTTTGCTTTAATTTAATTGCTGAATTACTATATATTTTACTTTATTGTGACATAAATTATTTAATAGATAAAAATAACATATATTACTCTCTTTTTATTAATATATTTAATTCTAATTTTATGAGTTATGTTAAAAATCCCATTGAAGGTACTAAACTAAAAGATGAATTTAAATTTGATGAATATAGCGGCATTCATTTTAATAAATGTTGTGATGGGAAATGTAGAAATAAGGATAATTGCGAAGACTGTGAATTATTTAAGTGTTTTATTAAAGGTGAAAGATGGTCGTATTTTATGGAAAATGGTGATAGCATTGATTTATGTGGTGAATGTTACAAAAATTATGATGAATTAAAAACAATAGATGAGTTTAAAAATTTAGAGAAAACAGTTTTTGAAAAAAAAGAGGTTGCTGAATCATTTAACGAACCCGGATGCGAAGATTTAATTGATATCAACTTACCAGAAAATTTGATAAACGATGGTAAAGAATTTAGACGTAACTGGAATGAAGAAAAAAAAAATAAAAACTGGAAAAAAATTAAAGATATTTCTAATTTTCGTGTAATTAAAGATATTACTTTACTCGGTGGAAAAATTAAAAGAGGTGAAGGAGTTGATATTATAATGGATAATCGTGGTAAATATGAAATAATAGATTTAGTTGATGACGGGGAAAATATAAAAATAAACATGAAAATCAAAAATGATGAAAAAGATACAAATGTAACCGGTATTTTAGATGATAATGTTATAATTTTTCCTATGATAACACCCGACGAAAATCGTTTCTTGAATCAATTTATACTATCCTAAACTTTTATATCATTTGTTAACACAATATCATCTAACTCTATTTTTTCGCCTATTATTTTTTTTATTTGTTTATTTTCTCTACTTCTTTCTTTATTCGTTGTGCTACCATATATACTTTTTGCTATTGCTAATCTTTCCATGATTAATTTTTCATCATTTTCCCAACCGGGGTTTTGTTTATCCCATAAAAATAATAATTCTATCTGTTTTTTTTGAACATTACCAATAGCTTTGTTAATGTTTTTATTATCATCATCTTTTTCCCAAGAATTTGTATTTTTAATGTAAAACTGAAGTCTTTTTTTATCGCTACAATGAATGGGTCTATGTTTTGGGTCTAAATCAGCCAATTGTTTTACAAATACATTGCTTATTCCTTTTACATATCCTTTATTTTTTGAATATTTTAGATCTTCTAAAGATATTTGTAATTGATTTACAAAATCTTCTATACTCATAGCTTGGTTACATTGTGTATTAAGAAATACATTTATAGAAAGTTTATTATTTATAATTGTATTTCCCCCAGATTTCGGAATCATTCTCTTTATATTTTCTTGCTCTTCTAAAATTTTATTTAAGCTTGATTTAAAATTATCTGAGCCATTATCATTTAAAGGTTTCCCAACAACTTTAGTTTTATTATAATGTATATTCATGTGTCTAAGAAAATTACTTTTCTTTTTTGATTCATAATTACATATACTACAACGAAATACTTCAGTGTTATTTACCTTTATTAAATGTTTTCTTGATTTTATATGTCTCTCATAATTACATTTTTTTGTTGTTTTATAATCACATTCAACACATATAAACGTATCAGTCATAATATATTATATTTATATTTTTTTATTTAATCCATTTTTTAAATATTATTTTTATAAATATTTGAAATATACTTAAAAACTTTTTTTTTTAAAAAATGGCATTTTTTGGCATTTTTTTTAACAAAACACACATCCATTTTTTCTATTTTTAAGCATTTTTGAACATTTTTTTTTTTTTTTTATTTTTTTTTTTTTTTCAATTTTATTTTTTTTTTAATTTTTTTTTTTTTGGCTAATTTTTTTTTTTTCAACACTTGTAGTTTTTTTTCAACAAAATTGTCACACCATAATATTCAAAATGGAAATTAAAATTGTTTTTGTTATGAAATTATCATTTTAAAAGTTTGACGATTTTTATTTTTTATTCGTCAGTAAGGGTTGTTTTAAATGCTGTTACCACGAGTGTTTTTTTTGGAAAAAAAATGAAAAAACGTGGTAAGCTGATTGTCTTAAAAAGTTTGGTGATTTTTTGAAAACATTTTTTTTTATTAAAATTGTACCCCCATTTTGCTCACTTTTGCTCACTCGACCCAAAAAAAACGCATTTTTTGGTAACAAAAATGTCATGGATAACAAAAAAACCCCAATACATATTAGCATACATTATTTTTTTTTTAATTGAAAATGGTAAGCATCGAAAAAAACGAGCAAAAACGAGCAAAAACGAGCAGAATACATAAGGGGTAAGAAAACTATTTTTTTAATTTTTTTTTTCTTACCATTATGCTAAGAAAAAAATATTAGCGTCTCATTGGTCATAATCAACAAAAAAAATAAATGTTGTTTGTTATTAAATTTGGTAATCAAATTGAATTTTGCTCAATTTTGCTCACTCATGCTCGTTTTTTATTTTTTTTTTTTAATTTTTTTGACAAAAAAATTATGTAAAAAACGGCGCTGCATAAGAATGCTCTCAATTTTTTTACTATTTTTCTGTTTTTAGAGCATTATGATAAGAGTAAAAGTTTAAGCGATTTTTGAAAAAAAGTTTTCTAGAAAATCGATTTTGGACATTTTTAGAAATGTCCAAAATCGATTTTCAGAAAAAACTTTTTGCAAAAAATGCATCAAACTTTTCGGTTGGTAACAAACCACTTTTTTACTACACTTGAAATATTACCAAATTACACGATAAATGTCCGAAAAAAGTTTGCACGATTTTTTTGATCAAAAAAAAATCGAAAAAAAACGTAAAAAATGACATTTTTATTTATACTGTTTTTAACAATATAATTAATTTAATATTATCTTTTTTGGTCTTATCATTTTTTACTACTTGAATTATATGGTTTGATAAAATTTATAAAAAAAGATAGTATTTTTTTATAAACTCACTTATAAATTAATATTTTGTATATTTTTAATAGTATTTGTATCGTATATAAAGTTTCCACTGGGTTGATATTTAGAGACATCTCTAAAATTACTTTTTTTATTATTGGTTTTTTGATTTGTAGAATTTTTCAATAAAAGTGTGTTTACATTTTCTTCTTTGTCATTTTTATTTTTTTTCTTTTTAATAACATTTCCAAAACCATCAATGTTTATACCTGTTTTTCTTTTATATTCTTGTCTTTCGTAATACGGTATATAATGTTGCCATGATATAAATAATAGATTTGGATGCGTATATTTAATTCTAAACCCATTTTTTTTAAGTTTTTCGATAATATATGAAGTACATGCCCCTACATCATATCTAGGTAATCCAAGTATAAATTCTGGTATAACATAACCACAAAAACATTGGCTATTTCTAGTCCTAGCTGTTGTTTTTATCTTTTTATGTATTCTTTCTAATATTTTGTCGTATACTTTTAATTTATGTTCAAATGTATTTTGCTTATTTTTGTAAAGATCATCTAAATTTATTTTTTCAGCCATATTATTTTTTCTTTAGAAAAAATAATAAAAAAAATACGTTATATAATATTATGATTAAATATCTAGTTTTATCTTCAGGAGGATTACACTCAATATTATATCAATTGGGAGCAATAAAAAAACTAATTGAAAATAACATAATTAATTTAGATAATATTGAAAAAATTTATGGAACATCGGCAGGAGCTATAGTGGGTCTTTTGTTATTCTTAAATGTAGATGTTCAAATTATTATTGATTATTTGATTGAAAGACCATGGGACAAAATTTTTGACTTTGATTTAAACACTATTATGAATGTTTATCAAGACTTAGGATTATATGATAAAAAGGTATATGAAAAAATTATTTATCCATTATTTAAAACATGTAAAATAGATATCAATATAACATTGAAAGAGTTTTATGAAAAAACACAGAAAGAATTGGTAATTTTCGCAACAAATTATAGAACTTTTGAATCAGTAGCGTTTTCTCATAAAAATGAACCAGATATGTTACTACTTCATGCTATTTATATGTCGTCTACACTACCTTTTTTTAAACCTCTGAAAAGAAATGGAGATTATTTTATTGATGGTGTATATTCATGTAGATATCCATTAAATTATTTTATTCGTGATAATAGTGGTGTTGATTTAAATGATATATTTGGGATTAATATTATAAATGATAAAGAAGAACTAAGTTATACGAAAGAACCACTAAATGTTTTTTCTTTTAACTCTAAAATAATAATTAAATTATTAAAAAAAATAAATAATAATGAAACAGAAGATATTAAAATACCAAATTCATTATCTGTGCTTACAAATAAAGAATCAAGTAATATATTTTCTTTCATTAATAAAAAAAATATAAGACAAATATATTTTAACGAAGGATATGAGCAATCAGGTATATATCTATTAAATAAACATAATTAAAGTGTGGATTTAATAAATGCTTCTAAATTTTCTTCTGTTGGTTCAGCATCAAACTCAATGACATCATTTTCTTTAATCAATATAATAGTCGGATACCCATCTATTTTTTTATTGAAATTTTTAGAGAATAAATCTATTTCTTTTTCTTGAGAATCTCCATCTAATTCTTTAAATATAACAGGCATTGTTTTAATTACTTTTCTATTATATCTTTCTTTAAGTGTATCCCATATAGGCATTACTTTCTTTGAATAAGGACACCATTTAGCAAATATAAAATAAAGTTCAGCTGATGACGTATTTTGCTGTCCCTCATTCACAAATTCACGATTAGATACAAAAGATGGTTTTAATTTAGGAGCAACGTATGTGTTATACACATAAAAAGCAGCACCTATAAACATCGCGAGTAATACAATAATAATAATGAATTTTTTACTTGAAAATGTTTTTGTAATTTTATCACTCATACTACTTATTTGAGATGACATATATAATGTCTAAAGATTAGAAGATAATATTTTTAACGAATTTAAAAATATTATTATATATATTCTTAAATGATAAGAAGACATCAGGGAAAAATAATGAAAAATTTGCTAAAAATAGATAAGAGTGACTTTAAATCTGATGAAGAATTTTATACCTTTTTGTGGAAAAAAAAATATAACGTAGAATTTAATAAAACAGATAGTTTGTCCATAAAATCTCAATTAAAGACTATGATAAAAAAATTTGATAAAAAATAATTCTATGCGTTATATAAGTTTATGTCAAAGAAAACAAAAAAAAGAAAAATAAAAAAGAGAAATAAAAAAACAAAACGCGTTTATAATAAAAATGATTATAAAAGTGGGGATGGAATGTTAACGACCGTGTGGGGTCCGAGTTTATGGCATTACCTTCACACAATGTCATTTAATTACCCAGTATGTCCTACAAATAAAGAAAAAAAGAATTATAAAAAATTTATTATGAGTTTAAAAAAAGTTTTGCCATGTAAATATTGTAGAATAAATATGGTTAAAAATTTAAAAGCTGTTCCTTTAAATAAAAAAGCTTTAAAAAATAGAACAAATTTTTCAAGATGGATGTTTAATTTACACGAGCATATAAATAAAATGTTAAATAAAAAATCTGGATTAACATATTGTAAGGTAAGAGAACGGTATGAACATTTTCGTTCTAGGTGTACTTTAAAAGTTGAATTACCAAAACAAATAATAAAAAAAATAAGA